CTGGGGTGTCTGCAAGAACACTCGGCAAAGCCGCGAAGGTGGTTGAGGCTGCCGAGGCAGACCCGGAGAAGTTCGCGCCACTCCTTGAGGAGATGGATCGGACGGGGAAGGTTGATCCGTCATACCGAAAACTCGTGAAGGCCGAGCGCAAGGCCAATCCTCCTCTACCCACGGCTGGCAAGTATCGGGTGCTCTACGCTGACCCGCCGTGGCCTTATGAAGATCACGGCGCCACCGTCTCCGAGAACTACGGCGGCGCGGTCAAGCACTATCCCACCATGACCATCGAGGAGATATGCGCATTACCCGTGGCGCAGATCGCGGAGAAGGATAGCGTCCTGTTCCTCTGGGCGACTTCGCCGAAGCTCAACGAGGTCTTCGCGATCATCTCGGCGTGGGGATTCGCCTACAAGACCTCGATGGTCTGGAACAAGGACGCGCACAACTACGGCTATTATGTGAGTGTTCGCCACGAGTTGTTGCTGATCTCCACACGCGGATCGTGTCGCCCGGACATAGAGGAACTGCTTCCATCGGTCGTCACCATCAAGCGGTCCAACGTCCACTCCGAGAAGCCGGAGCACTTTCGCGGGATGATTGACCGGATGTACACCTACGGCAATCGGATAGAGCTGTTCGCCCGTGGCGCTGTTCCCGGTCCGTGGGTTGCTTGGGGATTGGAGGCCGACCATGCCTGAGCAGGTCCGACACGACGGTCGGAAGTTGCTGGAGGAAGTCAACTCCAAACCGGTGCGCAACCTGATCCGCTACATACTCAGGACGCACCTGCCACTGACCAAGCATCTGACGTTTACCTTTGGGGAGTGGCGGGGCGGCGCGGATACCGACGTGACCGTGCGGCTGGACGATATAAAGGTGGAGGTCAAGTACCGCTTCCCCGATAGTTTCCGGTATGCGAAACGCGATCTCCTGATGGAGTGTGTTCACCGAACCGACCTCCACACTCCGGGATGGGCGTACTACTCCGACGACGACTACCTGCTCGTGATCTTCGCCAACGGTCGGTCGGGTTGGGTGTTCCACCTGTTCCGCTGGAAAGGGTGCCTCAAGGATTGGTGGCTTGACCACGCGGCGGAATATGCGGATACCGAAAGACCCGCTCTGAATACGAATCTCAGGGGCGAAGATACGACTACCCTCAATCGGTTCGTGCCACTCGGCGACATCCCGATCCGCTTCGTGGTAGCACTTAACGGTTGGATCGCCGATCCGCGAGCACGGGAGGAAGCGGCATGACAGTGAATACTTTGGCCCGCGCTACAGCTTCGTGCAGCACTCCAACGACCAGCCAAGGGTGCGGGCCTTCAATTTGCCCTGCGCAAGACAACAGAATACCGAGTCGGAGAGCAGATCGAGCGGAGCAGACGCGCGGGGCAATTCAATTCAGACAAACAGACGAGGAGGCAAACGAGATGATTAAACTGGGAAGCATGGTCCGCGACAAGATCACCGGGTTCGTCGGCATCGCCATCGGGCGTACGACGTGGCTCAACGGATGCAACCGGTGGGGCGTTCAGGGGCTGGACCTGCATGAGGGCAGACCAACGGAAGTCGTGTGGATTGACTCGGTGCAGCTTGCGGTGGTTCCCGACGAGCAGACGCCAGCTACTAAAGCGACCGGGACCGAGGTAGGGGGCCCGCAGCAAGATCCTCCCCCATTGACGGGAGGTTAGTTTTCGGCGAAGCCAGGTCGGAGGACTCGCCAGCGTCGGAGGGACCAGTGAGAGGCAAAATCGTTCGGCGACGGTGTACAACGGTGACTGACAAACTAAGGCTTTGCGCCGAACTACTGGCCTTCGCGTGGTCCCTCCGGCAACCAGATGTGGACGCTCACGGACGAGCGAGTCTTGCCACGGATGGCACCACCACCTTATCGAGAGGAGGCGTGAATGCTATACATCGTTCTTGAGGAGGAATGCCCGACCTGTCAGGCGGGCCGAGTCTATGATCCCTCTGTCTGCCCGATCTGCTACGGAGAGGGATTCGAGGTGAGGCGCTTTAGCTTGTCGGACTTCAAGGCATTGCTGGAGAGTGCGGAGGAGGGCAAAGGCGATGAGACTCCGATTCCAGTTGCGGGTTGACGAGTTGATGCATCGCGGGGTGCTGTGGCTGGGGCTGATGCTGGCCTGGGCGCTGAGTCCGGGGATAGGCAAACGAGATGTGGAGGCACTAGATGACCAAAGTGACTGAAACACAGTGCGATTGCGGATGTGGGGCGTCCACGTCAGACCGCATGACCCTTGGGTGGATTGATCTATGGGTGCGCTCGGCGTTCGTGGTTGTTGAGACTCTCGGTGACGACGTTGAGGACGTGACGATCATGTTCGAGGACCATTACCACTTCCGCTCTCCTAAGTGCATCACCCGATTCATAACCGATGCGATTGCCGACGCGAAGGAGTCGCACTGATGAGCAGAGTTGAGGTCTTCAGATGCGACGGTCCCGACTGTTCGGAGTCGTGCGAAGGACAACTGGGTGATGGTTGGATCACGGCCACGGGCGGCACAATCACCTTCCTTGCGCGGGATGCCGAGGACAAACATATTCCCAAACCTTCGAGTCATTGGTGCTCGTCTGCCTGCCTGAGGAACTGGGCCGATATGATGCTCGCCGAAGCGAAGGAGTCGCACTGATGAAACCACCTGATTGGACGGGCGCTTTATGCGTCCTTACCGGCTTGATGATAGCGGCCCTGTTGGGCCTGCTCGTAGATTGGCTACACGAGCGGCGGGCGGCGCGTGAGTATTGGGCGCAGGATCATCGCGGCGAAGGAGTCCGCAGGAAGGAGCGGCGATGACGCAATTCGACAGATAGACCGAGAGCCGCAAGCCCTCACGGGTAGCGGCCCTCAGCGGACAACCCAATTGTCAAAGGAGATCATAGACGATGGAATCCCAATTGTCAATACCGATTCAGAACAACGAGACGAACCGCCAGATTCACGCGGCGGTCGAGTGGATCACCAAGTGCCTCGGTAGGATGGAGACTATCGAGGACCACACCTATCATTACCGCCTCGACGATCTCTCTCTCGTCTGGTGGCGAGATGAGGAATCTTCGACCATCTATCAGGACTTCCAGGTCCTATTCGCCGGGCGCGGCACGACGTGGACCTTGATTCATGATGGTGATTGGATTGCCAGATTACTGACCTTTGCGGAGGACCAACGGCGACTCGCCGAGGAGCGCTTTCGCGACGGAGAACAGTTCAGGACCAAGCTCAGGACCGGATACGCCGTGCGCTGACTATGGCGCGTCGTGGGAATTTGGCTTGACACTACGAGCCGATGGTGATACAATATGCCTGTCGAGGGAACGAACAAGCCGCCACATACCAAACTCTTTGTGCCTGATCGGGCGAACGTTCCCTCGACAAGAACGCGGCTTCCCGGTCGGGCACATTCCGTTTGGAGGTATCTGATGACTCTCGAAGAACGGTTTTGGTCGCATGTCAAGAAGGGCGGTCCTGATGAATGCTGGGAATGCTCAGGTTCCCCGGGACCGGGTGGCTACGGCCGCATTACGATTGGACGAAAAAACATTGCGGCACACCGGATGGCATATCAACTCGCAGTTGGTCCCATCCCCGACCGTCTCTACATATTGCACTCGTGCGACAATCGAAGGTGCTGCAACCCCGCACATCTACATCCAGGGACTCACCGAGAGAATGCGCGCGAGGCGGTGGATAGGCTCGGCATGAATTGCGGGGAGCGCAACGGTCAGGCGAAGTTGACCCCTGCGGATGTCCTCGCTATCTGCCAACTCTACGTCCCCAGGCGCGTAACCTATCGAGAACTGGCGAGCCGATTCGGAGTCTGCCCGATGCAGGTATGTCGGATTGTCCAGGGCGAACGGTGGGCGCGGGTAACCAAGGTGGCGCATGTGGCCACACGCTGACCCCGGAGCCTCCTGGGAGCCTGTGGGTGCCGGTTGGTGGCTCTACACGAAATCTGATGGCGAAGGATATGTCGTCAAGGGGTTCGACGGGCAATGCAGTTGCTTTGGCTATAAGCGATGGGCGCACTGCAAGCATATTGATTGGCTGGAGGAATATTATGAACAACGGAGATACGAGCAAGGCGCTCGCGCCGCGCGAAAACGCGGACGAGCTGCGTAGCAGGATAGAATCAGAAGTGCCGGCGTTGGTCGGCGGATTCCAACTGGGACCGCGCCGGCTGGCGAGGGTTGGAAAATTGCATCTGGGCTACAAGGTGAGTCAGGTGCGAGCCTCGGACGGCAAAGAAGTCACCTACCCGAAGGAGTGTAGTTGGTTCGTCTTCGAGGACTCCGAGGTCGAGGCGGCCCTGGTCGCCGCGGCCAAAACCTCGGATGTTGTCGAGGTAGATGGCGCCGCGCATGTCACGGCACTGGAGATCATCTTCCCCCTGAACATTATCAAGGAGAACGCGGAGGTAGTCTTCGCGCAATACAACAGCAAACGCCAATGCCTCTGCACGAGCAGGGATGGCGTGACCGCCCGGCAGATGAACCCAGAGACGGGGAAGATCACGGAGATTCCGTGCCTCAACGAGCAATGCCCGAAACGGCAGACGACTGAGAAGAAGCGGGCCGATTGCTCGGAGGTCATGCGGATGAGATTCATCATCCCCTCTATCCCGCCCCTGGGCGTTTGGCAACTCGACACTGGTTCTACCTGGTCCAAGAACAGCGTGCTCGGGTATATGCGCACGCTGCAAGCGGAGATCACTTGCGGGCAACTCTCCGGTATCCGGCTGAGGCTGTCCCGTGCCTCGCAGATGATCCCGGACAAGAACACAAAGCGGCTCCAACAGCACTGGCCCCTTCACCTCGTGGCCAACATCAGCTACGACAACTACGCGGAGACACTGGCCAAGGCAAGGGCGATGACCTATAAGCCGGAGGATGTTGAAGAGTTCGACGAGGAGCCGGACGAGACCATCGTCCCGACGAACGGCGATGGTGTGATAGTTGACCCGGAGAGTGGCGAGATCCTGCTTCCCGAGGAACAGCCGATGGACGCGGAATTCACACCCGCCGGTGAACCCGAGGATGAACCCGTGGGCGAGCCGCCAGCACCAGCACCCGCGGTGGAACCCAAGCCGCCGGGAGACAAACCCACCAACAACGAGCAGGTTAATGTCATCCTCGGATTGGCCGAGCGAGTCTGGACCGACCGGGAGACGGCGGCGAGCGAGTTCAAAGCGTGGCTCGCGCAATCGTTCGATGGTGCGGAGACCGTACGCCAGTTGACCTACCAGCAGGCGATGCGCGCCATCGCTGGCCTGCAGAAGATACTAAACGATCGGGCGAGAGCCGGGAAAGGGGCAAAGCGATGAGCAAACGCATAATCCACGGGGTCGAGGTAAACGTAAGGACGAAGCCGCTGGCTTCTGACAGTTACAAGAAGTATCCCTGCGAGACGCCGGGATGTACCGACAAGGTGGAGGGTCACTGCGGACAAGAGAACTGGGTAAGTGCCTGGAAAATCCGCAAAGCATCTATCAAGGAGTTCGGGGCAGTGCTTTGCCTGGGGTGCCGGATGGAAAGGCGAGAGGACGCACGCGATCCTGCCGAGGTTGAGGCAGATCGGCGATACTGGGAGGGGCGGAACAAACAGCTTGAGACCCTGACGCTTGATGATCTCATCAACGGCAGAACTGATGGCGGAGCGAAAGGGGCGAAGCGATGAGCACACCAGAGCTGTCCTTCAGTGAGGTTGACCACCGACTTGCGGAGTTCCGGGCCGCGTGCCCGCACTCCGAGATCGTCTACGACGAGGAAGTCGGCGCGATTCTTGATACTGAGACCGGCGAGTTGCTCTGGGTGGCGCCGCCCGATCCCGCCCTCAGTGAGCGCGAGATTGCCGAGTGGGTTGGCGAGCGCCGGGCCAGGGCAAACGCGAGGCTGGCGGGGTTGGTCGCCGAGAAGGACGCGTGGTTGGAGAAGGTCGCCGCGCAATTCGACTCGCTCATCACCCGCAAGGTGAAGTATATCGAGCACCTGGATGAGTCGTTCAGGCCAGTGCTCGACCGGCTGGCCCACCAGGAGCTCGGCGGCCGCAAGGAGCGGACCTGCCGGATCGGGCTATTGACGCTGCGGCTGCGGCGGACCAGGCCGCGGATTGATGTGGAGATCGAGCAGGTTGCGTTGGAGTGGGCGCGCGAGCACTGCGCCGGCGCGATCCGCACGACCGAGCGGCTACTAAAGTCGGAGATCCCGCCGGAACTGATCCAGGAGTTCGGCATCGAATCCGGCCTGAGCTATTACCCGGGCGGCGAGGACGAGCTGATTATCGAGTAGGAGGAGTTTGATGCGAGTTCGGGATTTGACTCTCAAGAAGTCTGAATACAAGGGGCGTCCGACCGATGCCAGCGACGAAGCCTGCCCATGCCGCCCATGCTACAACGCGCACGACTGTGGCAATCCCAAGCCTATCTACAAGAACGGCCTTCACGTCTCCAACAACTACAAGGCCGGAATAGACATGCAGTGCGCCACTCGATATAACCGCGGATGCCCTGGTCCAAAGCCGGAACCTGTGCATCAGTACTCGGGTCAGCGCGGGCAGAAATGCCTGCGTTGCGGTCAAAGTCGGGGCAGGGTTTGGGGGGTGCATTGATGGGCATCGTAACCCGAATCCAATGCGATGTTTGCGGCGAGGAGGTGCCACCGGGCGGGATCTACCTCGCCATAAACCGAACGATGGTGGCGGAGATGCCTGCCGGCTCGGGGTCGGGCAGGATCGTCATTGATGATCTCGAAGAGCCAGTCCAGGTCTGTGGCCAGAAGTGTTATCACCAGTGGCACGCGCGGAAACTGGCGGAGTTCTACGAGCCGAAGCGGGAGTCTGAAAAAGCGCTTGACAGGGGTGCCGTGGCGGAGTAGAATGGGGATGGTAAGATCACGATGATAGACAGACGGGTAGCAAACTGCATAACGACACCCCCAGTGCCGGGATTCCAGACTCGTGATCTTACCAATTACCTGTCTGTCGGAGTTCCGGCACTTACTTTTGTACGGGGACAAGGAGCCACGGATGGCTGTCAACATCTCCAAGTTTAGTATCCCGACGGAGTTCAACGGCATCCGTTTTCGCAGTAAGTTGGAAGCAGATTGGGCGGCCTTCTTCGAGCGACACCGAATCATCTACGCCTTCGAGCCGGAGGGATTCGATCTTGACGGTGTGTATTACCTCCCGGACTTTTGGCTGCCCCGACTCCGCACGTTCGTCGAAATCAAGGGTTGCCTGGACGGGAACGACGAAGCAAAGCTCGAAGCGCTGGCGCGGCACTGCGCCGATCCGCACGATTGGGAGGATAAGCGCCCACTCCTGATTCTTGCCGAAGCGCCGGTTGGTGAGGAGTTCACGAATCCCTATTGTTCTCCTTCCGGCTTCTACATCATCTCACGCCGCGCCGGATTGTACCAGTGTCGGAGATGCGGCAACTGGTGGTTCGCGAATCCTTCGGGGCCGCTCAAGTGCCGCGCCTGCGGCGAGTGGCGGAGTGACGACCACATAACACGGATACACGGATACCACGCCTGCCCGGATTGCGAGGCGCTCTGCGATGCCTGATGTGTTCGATAATTCCGACTGCCTCGACTTCCTCATGTGGTACTTCAAAGGGCGCGAGGATGTAATCGCCGAGCAGCGACCTACCGGGGCATATATCAAGGTGCTTCAGCCCTGGACTGAGGCGCTGGCGAAGTTGCACCTCACCGGCAAGCGGACCTTCGGGTTGTACCTGATCTCGGATGCCAAGGAGTCCCTGACCTATCACACAGTCATAGACATAGACGAACTAGACCAGACCAAACTCATGGCGCTCACGGGAGCGCTTACCAAGATCGGGTTGACCGATCAGTACTACGTTCTGGAGTTCTCCGGCTCCAAGGGATACCACATCTGGATTCGTTACGAGGATGCAGTTCCCGCGCGGGAAGCACGCGCTTTCGGGCACCTGATTGTGCGCTTGGCCAATCTCAAGGTTGACGACGTAGAGGTATTCCCCAAGCAGGACACGATAGCCAGCACCGGATTCGGCAATCTGGTAAAGCTGCCGCTGGGCCTGCACCAGAAGAGCGGCAAGGAGAGCGCAATCCTCGGGCCTACCCCGCTGGACTCAACGCGCCTCCTCTCTGGAGATGAGTTGCGGCGCTTCTTAGTCGAGCATGATGTAGTGCCGGAAGTAGAAAAGGCACCGCCGCCGAACGAAGAAGTAGACGGTCGGCCCGGCAAAAGTCGCCAGTTGCCCTGCGTGACGGCGATGCTACGCGGCGTCGGAGAAGGGAAGCGGGATAACGTCCTCTTCCAGCTGATCCTGCATCTGCGGCGAACACTCGACCAGGCAGGCACGATTGCCGCGCTCAGACAATGGGATGCTCGAAACAAGCCGCCACTGGGAGCAGACGTTATCGAGCGCAAGGTGCGTAATGCCTGGAACTCGCCTGCGCGGGGGCTCGCCTGCGACAAGGATTGGATGGCGCCCTTCTGCAAGCGCGATAACTGCCCGGTCTTCGCCAAGCCGCAGGTCAGACCTCTTCCCCCTCCTGCAAACGGACGCGGCGGGCTGGAGGAGCAGAGGACGCTCCTGGCGGAGGCCGTCCCCGAGTCTGGCTTCTTGCATGACTACGTAGCATTTGCGATAGAGGCGACGGATGCGCCGGAAGTCTTCCATCTATTCTGCGGCCTGAGTGCTCTGAGTGCATTGATCGGGCGCCGGATCTGGCTGCCTTTTGGCGATGGCGAGATATACCCGAACCTCTGGACCGTTATCATATCCGGTTCGAGCCTATACCACAAGACGAGTAGCCTGAACATCGCCGTGAGGATGCTGCGAGAGATAAGCGAGGGGCCGGGGTTGATACTGCCCAACGAGTTCAGCCCGGAGGTGCTGATATCCAACCTGGCCGAGCAGCCGAACGGCCTCTTTGTGTGGTCCGAGATCAAGAGCGCCCTGTCTATGATGGAGCGATCCTATATGGCTGGCACGAAGGAACTGCTTACCGAACTCTACGACTGCCCCGATAGATACACGCGCCGCCTCAAGGGGCAGGAGTATGTAATCGTGAATCCCGTCGTCAGCGTCCTCGCGGCAACTACGTTGGACTGGCTGATTGCCGGAATCAAGCAAGGAGATGTGGCGGGAGGGTTCCTGGCCCGATTTATCTTTGTACCGGCCACGGCAAAAGCGCGAGAAGAGGCACTGCCCCCGCCGACGGACAAGCGCCGTCGAAGGGAAATCGCGCAGCAGCTCGCACGATGCGGACTCGCCGACGGAGCCGTTGACTTCACCCTCGTTCGCCGGACATACGAGGACTGGTACTATAAGACGGTTGACGACCTCAACCAGTACCCGGATAGGGAATTATTCGCTCCCTTCTGGAGTCGCCTGACCATCTACGCCATTAAGATCGCGATGCTGTTGGAAGCCTCCAGCACCCGCGATGTGCTGATACGGCCGGAGACCATGCAACAAGCAATCGCCGTCATCGAATACCTCAAGGCGAGCATACGGAATCTGCTCACGCGGGAGTTGCAGTTGTCCAAGGAACACAAGTCCATCGAGTCCGTATTCCGCGTTATCGAATCTATGGGGGCGGCGACCAATCGAGATATATTGAGGCAGACGCACATGCTGGACAAGGATGTGCAGCCGATACTGCAAACACTATGCCGGGCCGGACGGGTGAAGTGCGAGAACAGAACGTACCAGATAGTGGGCGCGTAGACTGTCCCAAGGTGTCGCATTTGAGCGTGGGACACTCTGTGACACCTGGGACAGAGGCGAAAACTGTCCCAATTTGTCCCAGCCTGTCACACCGTAACAGTGACAGATTATCCGTTACATACAAGAACAAAATACCTTTTAGAATAGTCACTGTCCCACTATATATACACATACTTACCACCCACCCACATATACATGTAATAGAGAGGGTAATGAGAGTGGATACATGGAGGAGACTTGTGACACGTGACACTTGGCGCTTCCTTGAGATCGAGGAGAGGCAGAAGGAGGCAGCCTGAGATGAGTGAGGAACGCTGGCGGATTGTGTTCACAAAGAAGGGTCCGGTGCATTACGACTTTGGGACGGAGAGCCGAACGACACCATGCAAGATATTCTGGTATGCGTGTGAGTGTTTGCCCGATGAAGATGCAATCAAACGCCGCCATTGTAAGAACTGCAACCGGATCCTGGCGGCGAGGAAGCGAGGTAAACGAGCATGAGAGACCATCTTGCCGAACTGAAGAATCAAATATCTGCCGCGCTGGATGAACTAGACCGGTCTGAGGGTGGAGAAACCCGATCTGGCAGAGAACGAGCGACTCCGCCTGCAGACCGAGTGGTGCGGCAGGTGGACGGGCAATTCAGGCGATCCGGCGCGAGGCGCGCGAGTCCAAAGTTCCCGCGGAGGCCGACCAACGCGGCCAAGGCGCCGATTGATGACGGCAGGCCCCGTTGCTGCGAATGCGGCGCGGTGCTGACGAACTGGCCGGACGGAGTGGCCGCGAGGAACGTGAGATGCAAAAAGTGCGAGTTGAAGAGGAACCCGGACGCCTATGGAGGCACGATACCGCACGCAAGGTCGCACCTGGTGCGGTGCGAGGTCTTGGGGTGAGGCCAAAGAGATGACACCATACTTCGAGTCGGCGAACGTCGTCATCTACTGCGCAGACGCACTTGAGGCGCTCCGGGAGATGCCGAACGAGTCGGTTCACTGTATCGTGACCTCTCCTCCATATCACGGTTTAAGGAGGTATATTGACGATGACGATCCGGCTAAGAAGCATGAGATCGGCCTCGAATCCACGGTCGGTGATTGGGTAGCCAAACTGGTTGAGGTGTTCGCCGAGTGCAAACGGGTGCTGCGCTCGGACGGCACGATGTGGATATGTTGCGGAGATGCCTACGCCAGCGGCAAGGGAACATGCTTCAATCCCGGGGGCGGGAACGGTTCGCTCGGCAAAGAGCGCAAGGCGGCGGGCGCGCATCCGCTGAACCGTGGCAACGTATCCGACTTGGTGAAGATGGGCCTCAAACCAAAGAACTTGTTGGGCCTCCCGTGGCGCTTGGCGTTCGCGCTGCAGGAGGACGGGTGGATACTTCGGAGCGACATAGCAATCGTGAAGCGCGCACCTATGCCGGAGTCGGTAAGGGATCGCCCCTCAAAGTCGTGGGAACACCTGTTTATGTTCGCAAAGTCGAGCCGGTACTATTGGGATGGATTCGCCGTTCGAGAGAGCGGCAGTGAGGATAGCCACGGTGGGGGGCGTCCCTCTAACGGCAGGAAGCATCACCTGGGGGGCGATCCGTCCAGGCACAGCGGCCTGGATACCACGGAACCCGCTGGGGACGCCGGTCGCAACATGCGTGACGCCATCTGGCTGAGTCCCGAACCCTCGAATCTCCCGCATTATGCGGCTTACCCCCGCGCCCTTGTGCGTCCTTGCATACGCGCAGGCACGAGCGAGAGGGGCGTATGCCCGAAGTGTGGGAAGGGGTGGGAGAGGATTGTGGCTCTCCACGATAGCGGCAGGCGGCAGAAGATGGGTGACGGATGGGTGACCGGCGCCGGCAGCCACGGCACGATTCACCCCAACGGAGCTGAACGCGGCGAAGGCGGTAAGCCTGTATTGGCGGCGACGACCCTCGGCTGGCGTCCCTCCTGCACCTGCGAAGATGCTGGCGATCCGATCCCGGCAACGGTACTCGATCCGTTCGTCGGCAGCGGAACAACTCTCCTCGTGGCGGTTGAGGAGAGCAGGCGAAGCATCGGCATAGACTTGTCCGAGGCGTACTGCGAGCTGGCAGTCAAGCGGCTTTACGACAAAGCCCCCCTATTGGCGGCTGCGGAGGCCCGGCGATGATAACCGCCCGCGTCACCAACCTGCGGATCGAGCAGCATGCCTTCTCACTGACGGGCGGGATCGCCGAGGCTTACGTGTTTGACTGGACGGTGCACACAGACACCTGGGCGGTTGACGCCAAACTCGTCCGCGAAGCCCTGAAGCGCGAAGTGCCCGCGGCTGATCGCGACTGGGATCCGGTCGGGCGGCGGTGGTCGGTGAAGGTGGAGTATCACCAGGCGCTCTGCCGGATATTCGACAGGTTCAATGAGGACGTGAAGGCGCTGGCGAACCAGCCGGCGCTGTTTTGAAGGAGGGAGAGAATGGCTCTAAACAAGACTGGGATTGAATATTTGGATCGGAGCTGGAACCCTGCCCACGGCTGCACCAGGGGTTGTGGCTATTGTTGGGCAGCGAAGATGGCGAAGCGCCTGGCGGCGATGGGTGTGCGCGGATACGATCCGGCTGACCCGATGAGACCGACGGTGCACCACGAACGATTGCAGGAACCAGCTCGGCTGAATAAGGCGTCATGTATCGGCGTCGGGTTCATGGGTGATTTGTTTGATCCGGCGTTTTCCGACGAGATCATCTGGCAGGCAGTAGTGGAGGAAATAACGGAGATACGCCCATGAGGCTGCTCGATCTCTTCTGCGGAGCTGGTGGCGCAGCCAAGGGATACCAACGTGCGGGATTCTATGTCGTCGGCGTAGATAATCGCCCTCAACCACGCTACTGCGGAGATGAGTTCTACCAGGCCGACGCCCTGGAGTTCGTGGCCGAGCACGGTAAGGAGTTCGACGTGATCCACGCGAGTCCGCCGTGCCAGGCATACAGCCGGATATCCGGCAGATGTCGCAAGGCGGGCAGGAGGATATACCCGGAGGTTATAGAGGCGACGCGACAGGCGCTCAGGTGTGTTGGCGTGATCTACGTCATTGAGAACGTGCCGGAAGCCCCGCTGGAGCGGTCTCTGGTCCTCTGTGGCTCCTCCTTCGGGCTGGATGTGCGTCGCCACAGGGTCTTCGAGTCAAACGTTCTGATGCTGGCGCCAGTGTGCGAGCACTCAAGGCAGTCGCCTCGGTTCCGTACGTTGGACAACCGGCGCAAGGGCAGGCTGGCGTGCGTGGTGGGCGTTCACGGGCATGTCAACTATAAGGGCGAAGCTAGATTGCGCGAGGGCGCTATGGGCGTTGACTGGATGACGGTAGCCGAACTAGCCCAAGCGATCCCGCCAGCGTATACCGAGTTTATCGGCAAGCAACTGATGGCTATGCTCGACACAACCGAACAACCCGCCGGACTCGTGGTGGGTGAAGACACTGATCGGATACGCGAGGAAGGAGGGGATTCCCGTCTTCCTGAAGCCCAACGCCAACTATCGCGAGATGATCCAGGAGTTCCCGGAGGCACAGCGATGAGCACGGTTATCCTTGGCCTCGACCCCGGCGCCAGTACCGGATTCGCCAAATGCACCTTCCAGGGCGAGACCGTGACGATACTCGACTATGGAATCGTGCCTATGCCTGGTGATGATGTGGCCTCGCTGGCGAGAGGGATCTCCTGGTGGATTCAGCATAACCACCTGCCCGGGCTCACGATGGTCTTCAGCGAGATTCCCTATCTGCCGAAGCGCCGGACCCATCTCCCTTCTGTCGAGGTCCAGGGCGTGATCCGGGCAGCCGGCGGGATCGGTTACAATCCGATGACCATCCACTCGCAGCTCGGGACCAGGCGTAAGGCGGACACAAAGGCATTCGTCAAGCGCGTGCTTGGCTTCTCCCCGACGGGGATTGACCACATAGCCGATGCCTTCGCCGTCTGCTTCTGCCACGCGCTGAAGATCGGAGTCTGGCAGCCGCATCTGAAGGCGGCGCCGGTGAAAACTCACCAGCCTGGTTTCAAGGCCGGCCGAGCCCGCGGAGAGCGTGAGCCAGTGAAAACTCACCAGGAGGATATGACGCAGGAGGAACTGCGCGAGGCATTATTCAGCGGAGAGGCGAGAGTGGCGGGTGGAGGGCGATAGGGGATGAGCAAGCCCCGATCCCCAATCATAGAATGGCATCTTTGCATCTCGCTCAACTATTCGTCGTCGGTGGCTGGTAGCGGCAAAACCCCGACGGAGGCCCGCCGCGATCTGATGGCTAACGCGCTAAGAACTCTCAAGGAGCCGAGCCTGCGGCGCGTGGAGGCGGCTCTGAACCCAAAGGAGGATACCGATGGCGACTGAGAAGGTGACGATCACTCCGGCATATTATGACTGCTACAGTAGCGACATAGGCAATCCGCGAACGGCGCAGATACTCAAACGACCGAGCGGCTGGCGTATTGAGTGTTGGGGTAGCAAAGATGCCACAAAAGAGCCGATTATCATAGTCGCCACGAGTCTTACCAAAGCCAAGGCGAAGGCGGCGGCGTGGGTGCTATGGGGTGAGATCACATGAGAGACTTGTTCGACGGCAAGGATCATGTCGAGCGAACGATAGAACGACTACGCGCCTATGAACCGACCGAGGGGTACTGGCTGGGATTCAGTGGCGGCAAGGACTCGATTACGCTCCTTCGCCTTGCCGAGATGAGCGGCGCCAAGTTCGAGGCACACTTCTCCCTGGCAACGGTTGATCCCCCAGAGATAGTCCGGTTCGTGAGGCAGGTGTATCCGCAAGTGGCGTGCGATAGGCCACCAAAGAGTATGTTCACCCTGATTATCGAGCACGGCACGCCACCAACGCGGATGTTTCGCTTCTGCTGTGAAGACCTGAAAGAACGTGGTGGTTCTGGGCACGTCGTTCTGACTGGCATCCGTTGGCAGGAGTCCGTTCGCCGCAAGGCGCGCAAGATGGTAGAGACATGTTTCCGAGACGCCACCAAGACCTATCTCCATCCGATCATAGACTGGACGGAGGCCGAGGTGTGGGAGTTCATCCATCGCGAAGGTTTGCCAGTCCCGGCACTTTATTCGGAGGGCTGGAAACGGATCGGGTGTGTGATGTGTCCGATGAGTGGACGCAGGGGGATGGCGCGGGATATGGTGCGGTGGCCCCGGATCGCCAACATGTACCACCTGGCTTGCGAAGCAGTATATCAACGGCGTCGGGAACGCGGCGACAAGATGATCTGGACGAGTGGCGAGGATATGTTCAACTGGTGGATCAGCGGCGGGCGCGGTAATACTGTGAACGCCGAGCAGGAGGTATTTGTCTATGAGTAGGATACTCACATCAATCGTCGAGCGCGCCAGTATATACAACGCTACATATGGCGACAAATATCCCCGGTCCAGATTGACCGTTACGCACGGCAAGGATGGAGTAACGATAGATGGTGTGTGGTGGCTCGGTAATGACTACCGCAAGAAGTCGGACTTCTATGGGGCGTACCCCGGCAACTACCTCCCACGCGTGATGTCCCTATTCCCAGATGCAGAGCGGGTGATGCACCTATTCAGCGGGAGTTTGCCGGAGGGAGATTACGTGCGGGTGGACTCGGACCCGGACTCCGGGGCGGAATACATCTTTGACGGTCACACCATGTCTGGATGGTTTGCCGCTGAAGCCTTCGATCTCATTCTCGCCGATCCGCCTTACTCCGCCGAGGATGCCGCCAAGTACGGCACGCCAATGATACGGCGTAAGACGGTAGTTGCCGAGTGCGCAAAAGTGCTTCAGCCGGGGGGATTCCTCGTTTGGCTTGACACCGTCTTGCCCCAATGGAAGAAAACGGAGTTTCGATGCATCGGCGTAATCGGGTTGATAACATCGGCGGGGCATCGAGGACGGTTCATCACGATATTCGAGCGGCAGCAGGAGGCGACGGATGACAAAGGCTGAGATTGCGAAGAAGTGGCGCGGTGAGGCGATGGCGGCGGACAAGTTGAGAGATAAAGCCGCAACGGATACTCATAACCACTGGATTTGGAACGAGGAGGCGATCACGTTGCGAAGATGCGCCGCCGAACTCGAAGCGTTGTTGAACGCGGAAAGGACGGACAAGGATGGTATTCGTTGAGCAGATACCGCTGACAAACAAGTGGGGAATATACCAAACGATACCATCCTGGTCGTCGGTCTCCGGCGTTCTCTCGCTTGGAGTTTATCTCACCACCAATGCGGAGTATGACACCCGCGCCGAGGCGATTGAGGCGATGGAACGGATGAAGGAGGACAAGGATGGATGACGCGAACTTCGATGAGCACGTGAGGATGATCATGTCCATGTGCCTTGAGTGTCTGCGTGGTGGTATATCTCGGCAGACGTTCGTCGCCAATTTGGAAATGGTATCGAGAATACTGCTCAAGGAGGCAGCCAAGGATGGCGATAGCACTGATGGCGCTGGTGGTAGCCAGCCTGAACGTAAGGAGTCCGGCGATGGTAACTGAGACCGGATGTGTGGAGGGCGTCATCGTCTGCGGCGCGTACGACTCCTGCGGCTGTGCCACTCGCTTTGATGTCAGGCTGGAGGATCATACCATCGTGCGTCTATTGCCGGTGATCTGCGTCGGCTGGCCCGCACAGGTGAAGATCAGGGCGCGGATCAGGGCGGGTAGTGACGATGCTGGCGGGGTGTGGGTGGATAAGATCGAGGTGATAGGATTCGAGGAGGTAGAATGAGCCGCGTTCGCACCTTCATGCGGATCGGAGTTCCCTGCCCGATGCTGGCGAAGCGGTTTGACTATGAAGCACCGAGGGGGTGGAGAATTGTTTACATCTATCGCTTGGACTGCGGTTGGTTCTCTGTACTTTTGGAGAGGAGACCGTGGTTGACTCGCATGTGGGAATGGATTAGCAAGAATAAGCGCCCGCCGGCATCCCGGGCGTAGATACCGGCAAGCGCCCTCCTGGTGGAAAACTTTGGCAAGCAATTATACCAGGAGGTGCGCTCATCGTGCAAGAAGACCTTCTCTTTCGAGCGATTCGACGCTGGGAGCGGCCCGGCGGCCTGCTTCTATCCGACCCGCCGGAGGAGGCGAAGGATATTCATGACCTGTGCGCCTTCTTCTGGCATCTGATCTCCCGCGAACGACGTATGATAGGGCGAGAGGCACGCCTTAGTCCAAGGGAGCAGGACGCTTGGGAGTACGCCATGCAGGGCGGCGACTGCCCCTACATCGCGAAGCAGATGAGCATCACCCGGCAGCGGGCGCACAGATTGCTGCAGCAAGCCTGCTTCAAGGTGGCCCGAACGCCTACGATTGGCATCTTGACGGTCTACTGGGAGGAGGTCCACAGGCACGGATACCGGACGCCCCGGCAGGAGTCACTTCATCTCGTGAAGTAACAATCTCCTTAAGTTTTGGGGCCTTACTATTGACAAATGGCCGTTTTTTGAGCTTTCTATATATAGGGGACTCTTTTTCTGCGATGCCTGCCGCCGCCCTGGGGACACGACGATGCCCGACGACCTGAGACCCAAAACGGATAACCGCGAGGACGGCGCATGAATGGCACGTCTTACCTCCTACGACCCGATAGCCACGCCCTTGCTGGTCAAATACTGGACGCGGGATGGTCTGACGATTGCGGAGATAGCCGGGCGGCTCGGCGTCAGCGACCGAACGATTTTCCGTTGGCAAGCGCAATATCCTGATTTGTGTCAGGCCCTAAAGGAGTCGCGGGAACTGGCCGACGGTAAGGTCGAGGACAGTCTGTTTCGGCGTGCCTGCGGCTATGATGTGGAGGTCGAGGAGATTGATGGCACCCTCGGCGAGGATGGCAAACTGGTCGGCGGACGGAGCCACAAGACTACCAAACATGTCCCGCCCGATCCCACCTCCTGTATCTTCTGGTTGAAGAACAGGCGGCCAGATAAGTGGCGCGATGTCACCCGGCAGGAGAATACCGGACTCGATGGCGGTCCGCAGGAAGTCCGCGTCACGCTCATAGACCAGATTCGAAATGAACTCAAGGGCGCTGCACAAGCAAGACGGAGCGGATCCGATAGAGCGCCTGAAGGTGGCGAAGGCGACGTGGAACTGGGAGCCGCACCCGACGCAGCGCCAATGGCTGCTGGACAACAGCCCGATTAAGGTAGCCGCCTGCGGGCGGCGCTGGGGCAAGTCGGAGAGCGCCGCCGTTGACATGCTGACCTTCGCAATAGCCGCGCCCCACAGCGTTCAGATAGTTGTCGCGCCGACATACGACCAGGCGAACATCCTATTCACGACCTGCGAGCGGCTGGCCCGGATGAACCCTGAACTGGCCGGATTTGTGCAGACCCGCCGCTCCCCGTATGCCGAGCTGGTCGTCCACGACGGCCGGATCATGTTCCGCACAAGTGGAACGGATGGGCGAACCCTCCGGGGTCACGCCGCAGATAGGATCATCGTTGACGAGGCCGCCTTCGTCTTGGGCGGTGTCCTTGACGAGGTCATCGGCCCGATGCTCGCCGACCGTGAAGGGCAACTGATCATGGTCAGCACGCCCTGGGGCCGGAACCACTTCTGGAAGGCGTTCGTGACGGGGCAGGACCCGACGGAGGCGGAGCATGCGAGCTTTTGCTTCCCGACGTGGGCGAATCCCTATGTGGCGCCGGCTTACATCGAGCGCCAGCGGGCTGATCTGCCGGCGCGGGCGTTCCAGGTCGAGTACGGCGCGGAGTTCATAGACGACGTCAGCTCGGTCTTTCCGCACGAGATGATTCAGGCGGCGATAGGCGAGCCTTCCCTGGACCAGCGCGGCCCGATAGCCGTCGGCGTGGACTGGGCCAGATACGGCGACTACACAGTCGCATTGGCCGTAACCTGCCAGCCGCCTTTCCAGGTCGTGGACTTCGTGAGGTTCCAGGGATTGCCCTGGACCACTCAGATCGAGCGCGTGGCCGCGTTCATTGGAAAACATCAGGCGAAGGTCGTCCTGACCGACCAGACTGCGGTAGGTGATCCGCTACTTGAGCAGCTTCGGGCCAAACTATACGAAGAGCATATCTCAAGCGACGTTCGCGGCCTGGTATTCACCAACGCCAGCAAGCGAGAACTCATTGACACGCTGGCCATAGCCTTCAGCAAGGGCGAAGTGCGGATCCCGCCCGATCCCGATCTGATTCGGGAGCTTGAATACTACGAGTATGAGATGACGCCAGCAGGCGCGGTGAAGATGAACGCGAGGGTCGGATACCACGACGACCTGGTGATCGCCCTGGCCCTGGCCGTCTTCTCGGCAGAGCACAGCGTGAGCACCCTGGCCATAGGCGTCGGGGTCGGCAAAGCAAGGCCGATGTGGGATTAACCTTATGAGCTTCAGAGACACCCTGCGGAGAGCAATAGGAGCGGCGAAGGAACCGGCACCGACGCAACAGCCGTCCGTGATCGTCGTTCCGGCTCAACAGACGCGGGAGTCCTGGAATCTCGATTACCTCTTCTCCGTGAGCGGCCTGCGGGACAACTACAGCCCGGAGTTCTACAAGCTAATCCGGCTGACGATCCCGCCGCTGGCCGCCGCCGTGAGGAAGCTGACGCTCCTATGCGGCGACCTTGAGCCGAGCGGACCTGACGCGCTGGTCCAGGACCTTGCCCGCTGGATGCAGACGGTCGAGGTGAACCGGGTAGAGCGCGGCTTCAACTTGTGGGAGAACAACGACTGCCGCGACCTGCTGACCTACGGCCGGGCAGCCGGCGAGATCGTGCTGACGAACGACCGCAAGGACATATACCGGCTGGTCAACATCGAGCCGCCGACACTCAGGCTGATTCCCAACAGGGACACCGGAGAGATCAGCATCGGACAGGCGCAGGCGGCTGGCCAGATCGTCATGCTGGATCGGTCCTTGGTGACGTACGAAGTCCACCAGTCCGAAGGCGGCGATCCGAGGGGCACCAGTTTGTTCAGCGGCATACAGTTTCCGGCGGAGATCGTCCTGACCATCGAGCACGCAGTAAAGCGCAACTGGGAGCGGATCGGCGCGCCGGGATTCCTGCTGGTCATTCAGCCCGGAGCGAACTGGTCGGGCAATCCCGATATGGCGCAGGCGACTGCCGACGCGGTGCTCACCAAGTGGAACGATGCCCAGCTCGCCAGGCGGCAGGGGAAGATTCAGGACTTCTCGTTCGTGGGCGACCTGAAGGTTATCACCATCGGCGCTGACGGCCAGGTGCTCGATATGGCCGTGCCGTACCGATCCCTGATGGAGCAGATCATCTCTCAGACCGACCTGCCGCCGTGGATGTTCGGCTTCTCGTGGTCTACCACGGAGCGGATGAGCAGCACACAGGCGGAGATGCTTGTGGCGACGATAGAGGGGCTGCGCTCGGAGCGACGATCCGCTCTACTCTATGTCCTGGAACTGAGGCAGAGGCTGGCAGGTCTGCCCTTCGAGGAGATCGAGTGGAAGTGGAGCAATATCACGCTCACCGATATGCTCGATGAGTCCCGGGCACGGCAGACTCATGCCCTGGCTCATAAGGTCGAGATTGAGAACGATACGATGGCGTGGCGCAACGGCTGGATAGACCAGGTGACTGCAGCCCAAGGCGCTGGATACGACATAGAGGAACCGGCGACACCGATGGATACGCCGCCCGCTCCGGCTCCGGTAGCGCCTGCTGGCCTGAGCGCGCCGGTCAAGCCGCAGGCAGTGTGTTCCTGTGGAGCAATCCACGACAAGGCCGAGTGGGGCCGAGTCACCTACGGCAGCGGCGAAGAGCCAAACGACGAGCGAATACGGAACTTGATTGACTCGCTTTACGGCGACCTCCGACGCAGCGCGCAGAAGCTCCAGGATCGGGTCGAGCAGGTGCTGCGGCTGCCGGCCGAGTCTGCCGCGGCGCAGGCTACTGGCCGACGCAAGGATGCGCTTGAAGATTTGACCAAGGCCCAATGGAACGCCTTCGCTGATGCCTTCGAGCAGCACTTCCGGGAAGTGGCGGGGATGAAGCGCGATCTCGATGGCTTCGTGTCGCCGACCACAGGCGACGGAATCATCCAGGACTACTACCTGACCGGGATGAGCCTCGGAGTGCTTCGAGCGAACGAGGGTACTCAGACCGGGGCGGCCAACGTGCTGATAAGCCGTGATGCCAATTCGGTGCAGCAGTTTATGACGAACGCCTTCGAGCGGCTGTCAGATCAGGGCGCGCTGCGGCTTGAGCAGATACTGCCGGAGGTGAAGCAGATTATCCAGCAGGGGATCTCGCTCGGTGAGAATCCGTTGGAGATTGCCCGCCAATTGAGCAGCCGCTTCGACGAATATAAGACTTGGGAGTTCGAACGGCTCGTGCGGACGGAAGTAGCGTTCGCGCAGAATGCAGGCTTCATCGCTGAGTGCGAGGCAGAGGGTGTTGACTGTAGTCGAGTAGACCACCACGCCTTCCCTGCCCATCCTCATTGCGGGTGTGATTACGCGCCGGTTGACATAGGCGGTAGGTTGACACTGATATACGACGTGGCAGCAAACGCCTGCGACCAATGCCTTGCGATCAAGGCCACGAATCCAGTTTGACGGAGGTTTCGATGGAACACAAACATGCTTTTCCAGCGCAGGAATTGAAACTCGCGAAGATCATCGGCGGCGAGATCGCGATTGACGGCACGACCTACCGGCCTTTCAACATCGCGGGCTACGGCGGGCGATTCGAGGGCAAGGTGATGTGCTGGGCTGTCACGGACGACGGGCTTGCCTTCCTGTGGGGCACGGCGGACGCGATGGCCGAGAAGCAGGCCGAGTCCGAGCCGACGCACGTGATGATCCCGGAGGAGTTCCGAACGGGCGATTGGCGATGGTGGGGGCCCGAAGGTTGGATACCGCCAGCGGAACGCCCCTTGGAGCAGACGCTCGAAGATTTGACGAAGGCACAGCTCCTCCAACTCGCGTCAGATCAGGGGATGGACGCCTCGAAGATGAACAAGGCAGAGATCATCGCCGCGATTCGGGCGAACGAGGTAGCAACGGAGGCGCCAGCGCCGGAGCCTCCTTCCGATCCGAACGCCGACAATCCCGACCCTACAAAGGACTTACCGCCAGCACCATAGGACTGTCCGTTCAGCTACGGGTCTCCTGCACCGGGCAACTGAAGGGCGCACTTCCTAGTGAGGCGCGCCCTTCGCTTTTTGAGGCTAACGATGACGATGACTCACTACCAGCACCACTGCCGGAGCTGCGGGCACTACTGGCGTTCCCCCGATCGACAGTCGAAATGTCCAAACTGTGGCAAGGAGAGCCGAATCAAGGGGCATGACTTCCGACGCCCCGATCTTATCCAGAAGGGGGCGAAGAGATGAAGGACAACGGAGGGCTGCCGCAGGTCTACCGTTATGTCACGCAGGTCCACGCCAAGGCGTTGACGCTGACGGACAAGGACATCGCGGCGATTCAGGAACGGGCGTTGACGCAGCTCGACCCCGAGAGCATCTGGGCGAGAGAGTTCTACATCGCCAACGACCAGGTTGACCGCCACTTCGAGCACTTCGACCGCGGGCACTTGCAGCGGTTCGCGGACACCCTGGTGGACAAGAGCCTCCTGATCGGCCACGAATACGAGGGCCGGATGGCCGAGGGCTTGTTCTACAAGGCGCGCACTGGCCGAGAGCAGGGCGTCCTGTGGACACTGGGAACTGCCTACACCATCAAGACCGCGGCCAACGAGCACATCCGGGCGTTGGTGGACGGCGGGGTGCAGAGGTACGGCTCGATTGGGTTCAAGCCCGACTGGGCAGCGGCCTTCTGCGATATCTGCGGGCTACCCTACTATATGCCCGGCAAAGAGGGCGACTGGTGCGAGCACTTTGCGGGCGAGGCATACGACGGCGAGGTCTGCACGGTCGCTTGGAACTGGAAGAAGGCCCGGCCAGAGCAGGTCGAGGCTTACGAATACAGTTTGGTCTACCTTGGCTCCCAGTATGGGGCGGGGCCGAAGAAGGGGGCCGAGGACGACGAGTTGGCGATGCTGGACGCCGGGATAGTCCCGGCGGCAGCGCGCAAGTCAGCACTACTGCCAGAGCGAAAGAAGGTGATGCTTGTGAAAGACAAAGAGCTGACGGACATAAAGGGAGCGGTTCCGGTTCACAGGCCGAAGACGGCGGACCGGGAACTGGCGTGGGACGGCAGCAAGGCCGTCTCTGATCTCAAGGCATTCGCTGGAGGGCCGGACAAGGCCGACGTTGACTGGGCGAAGTACCGACAGGGCTTCGCGTGGTTCGACGGCGAGGCGGCGGAGGACTTCGGGAGCTACAAACTGCCCCACCACTACGTCGAGGATGGGGCGCTGGTCACGGTCTGGAGTGGCGTCACGGCAGCCGGCGCCGCGGTTCAGGGCGCACGGGGCGGTGTGAACATCCCAGAGGGCGACATGGAGGGCGTGAAGCGTCACCTTGCGGCGCACTACGCGCAGTTCGAGGAGACGGCTCCTTGGGACCAGCAGGGGGATGCGGCTGATGCTGCGGACGATCCGCCGAACCCGCAGACGCAGGATACCGACGACGCCTTGAAAGCGATGTTCGTGCAGACAGCGACCGAGCGAGACGCAGCCATCGCCGAGCGCGACGTGGCGCTTGCCGGCCTGGAGAAGTCAACCGAGGCGGTCGGCGATCTGATCGCTCAGGTCGAGCAGAAGGGCCGAGAGCTTGCGGACTCCGAGGCTCGGATCGCCGAGGCGGTCGGCGATCTGATCGCTCAGTTGGAGCCAACGGCGGCTTTGGCGGACTCCCTGCTCGCTGAGCGCAAGGCCGAGGTCGAGCGCAAGGCAAAGGCTTCCGGGGTTGACGAACTGATCGGCGACCTCGGAGCCGTGACCGATCTGGAGCGGCTGCACGAGGTCGAGAAGGCCGTGAGCGCAGCCTTTGACGAGAAGTTCCCGCCGCAGGGCAGGGCGAAGATACCCGGCCCGGGCGAGGATACGAAGGAAGTGGCGGCGGATGTCGTGATCGGCGGGCCGCCGAGATAGACACAGACCCGGGAGACCGGGGAAAGGAGCAACGCAATGTTGACTATTGGTGGACCAGTAAGCGGCCCGACCGAAGCCGGAATCATCAACACCGGCACCCCCTACGTCGGGGATCTGGTCAAGCGGTCGTCCGGGCAGAACTGCGAGTGGACGAAACTCACAGCGAGCACCGACCCGGTGGAAGGCCGCATCATCGGCGTGGACGGCGCGTACATCACGGTCGAGAAACTGGAGGCGCAGGCCATCATGGAATTGCCGTACGACGGCAACTATGTCCCCGGCGCAACCGGCACGATGACCGCGGAGACTATCGCCCTCGGCCAGGCCGTCATCGCGGGTGCCGCTATCACCGTGAAGGGCGTCGCCAGCCGGGTCGTGACTGCCAAGGGAGCAGCCTATACGCGGTTCTCCGCATCGTGCATAGGCAAGGTCATCGCCAAGGACCATAGGACGGGCTTCGTGCTCGTATCCGCAGGACCTGTATAAAGGAGGGTCGTCAACGTGAAAGACAAAATCAAGCAGTTCGTGAAGGGCCTCGACGATCATTTCTACGCTCAGATGCGGGGAGAAGGGCGGTACACCGACCACCTCGCCGCGTTCGCTGGAGAGATGAAGAAGTCGCTCGAGGACTTCGAGCCAAACCCGGAGTTCGTCAACGCCAGGACGACCTTCTTCGCCAGAAGGATGGGTCAGACTCCCGGCGTACATTTCGACCCGGCATCAGCCGCGGCGGAACTCCCGCTCATAGCGGAGTATGCTCGCCAGAGCTGGTACTTGGAGAAGGCCGCAGGCGCCTTCGGCCTGGAACTCTACGGGCCGAATAGCTGCCTGGTCAAGGACATCCTGGCGGGCGACGCGAACGCGAACCTCCCGGTCCTGTTCGCGGCCTACATCGACAGCGCGGTGATGGAGGGGCTGATCGCAAACAGCCTGGTGCCCATCCTGTGCTATTCGACGCAGAACATCAGCAACTTCGACTACCAGGGCGTGGAACTGAAGGACGAGGATAGGCCGAGCATCGTCCCCGACGGCTCTCCGCTTCCGGAAGTCACGATTACCATCAGCGAGCACACAATCCGCACGACCAAGTTCGGGAAGCTGATTGCGGCGACCTACGACGCGCTGGCTTACCAGCGGGTTGACGTGTTGAGGCCGAAGATCGCCCGGTGCGTGGCCAGAATCGGGATTGACGAGACGAACCTCGCGCTGACTTCGCTCTATTCCGGCGACCGACCATCCGACGCCAACGTTACTGCGGCGACTGTCATCACCACCGCCGTGAGCGGAACCGTGGAGTTCGCTGACTTCGTGAGTCTCGGCGTGGCCTTCAACGACGGCTACAACGCCGACGTGGGCGTGATGGGAGCAGCGATGATCGCGGACACGATGGGCATAACGGAGTTCAAGACTCCGCAGAGCGCCACGATCCAGGTCATCGCGGGCATTCCCAACCCGCTGAAGGTCCGCTGGCTGAAGTGGACGGATTCGCAGTCTCCGATTGCGGCCGACCGCTGCCTCCAGCTCGACACTCGCCGCGCACTCCTCAAGGCCCAGTCAGCCGGACTGCTCCAGGAGGAAGACAAGGTCATCCGCTCGCAGTTCCGAGAGTTCGCGATCTCGGAGCGCGTCGGGTTCCCTGTAATGGACCAGGCGGCCACCAAGGCTCTCGATGTGACGCACGCCTAACCCGCGTGCCGAATAGGGCAACTTAGGGGGATCAGGTGAAGCTGATCCCCCGCCTGCCCTTGGAGGGACAAAACCAATGAAGCGAATATCGGTTCTTCTGATAGCGGGCCTCTTGGCGCTGGCCATCTGCGCGCCTTCCTTCGCCGTTGCCCGGAATCTGGTGAACACGGCGCCGGCGATAGGCGGCAAGAACGGGACGTTCAGTTGCTACCAACTGGCGAACACGACCTACGTCGCTACGGCGCTGTCGCTTACTGATGCAACCCTCACAACGACGGGTTTCATTGATCCGCCAGCGCCCGCGAAGATTACAATGGATCCGGCGGCTGCTGCTGCTGGGGCAGACACGACTACGATTACCATAGTGGGCACGGACCATGCCGGGGTTGCGGCCACAGAAACGCTGAGTTGGACGAATAGCACGCATACGCCGCTGACTACGACGAAATGGTACAAGACGATCACCTCGTTCAAGGCAGCAACTTCAGCGGCTACGTATCCCGGCGCTACAGCCGTCGGCTACGCGGCAATCACACAATTCTACGTGCCCGCTAACACCCAGTGGGTTGATATGCAGTATGTGGGAACGACGGCGGTGCTCTACGTCGGCTTCACGAGCACGGCTATCACTCTGCCGCTTTGCTCGTACGTCTTTCCGCTGCTTGCCTCAACTGGCCCGGTGACTAGGCAGATGGGACTATCAGGCGGCACGATGCTCTACTTCGGCGTGAGCACCACGGCCCATGCCGCTGACCAGTTGAAGATTCAATGCTGGAAATGACAGACACCCGGAGGGCCGCGGACTCGCTCCTCCCAGCCCCGGCCCTCCTCCCGATACCGGATAAGGAGGCGTCAACAATGAGCAATACTAGAGCGAAGATCATAACGGCGATTCTCCTCACCGTCGTGTGCGCCTCCTGCTGGGGGGCATACTGGGATGGTGGGACGGTCACGAAGCCGATCCAGATAAGGCTCCCAAGCACATACGGCAAGGCACCCTTCGAGATATTCTTGGGCGGCAGCAAGCTCTTCGGGGTAGGGACGGACGGCAAGCTGAGCGGTGTGGCTCCTGGCAGCGACCTCGGCGATAACGTAAAGATTGTTGACCCGGGCGGGCCTGGATACACCACGATAGCAGCAGCGTTGGCGGCAATCACCGATGCGAGCGTGGTGAATCCCTATGTTATCCTAGTCGCTCCGGGAGTTGCCACAAAGTCCTTCACCGGCAAGGACTACGTGAGGGTCGTCTTCCTGGACCAGACCTCCGCCGCAGCGGGCGACACGTCTCTATACGCCACGAAACCTTTCGGTGACCTGACCGACCTGACAGCGGCTGAGATAGATACGACCCCAACAGGGATAGGTACCAGTGGGAATACTACTGGACACGTAGTCGGCATTGACTTTGCTAATGTTCTGAGTAGAAACCTATACAAGGATGACGGGGTGACCCAGATTGGTGTAACCTCCAATCATACCACCACCGCTCAGGTCATGGCTGACATCGTTGCCGTCGGTGGATTCCCGTACCTGGCTCACCAGGACTTCATCGCCGATGGGTACTGGAGCCAGGCGGGCATCACGACTCTATGGGCTACATATCCAGCAGTCACTGTCAGCATGGCGCAGAATATCAACACTGCGATGATTCGCGAGAGTGCATATCTCAAACCACTCGAAGATGCACTTTATGCCACAACCAACTATACCTACAATCTGCGAGTTTTGGGTGAGGACGACGCTCACTACAGGAACATGACAGGTTTCTACACAGGTTCGGGTTATGGGTTCGGTCCGAAGAGCTACGTCTGGCCCTCGGCAAAGACCAAGGCGGCACTGAAGACCGCTTTGGATAGTGGTTGGTTTATCTACGCCACTCCACTCTGCAACGACACAACCAACGGGGTGGTTGTACCGGGCGACGACCTGATATTACCCTACAATTGGTGTCAGGTCACGTCGGAAGGAACACCGGCCCATACTACCTTAGAAGTCACCGCGTACTGGACACCAGGTTTTAATCACCAGTGGCAAGTAAGTGGTGGTAGTGCTAGTACATCTCAGGTGGAGTTGGCTTACGCTGGCTATGACGCCACCTTGTTCACGAGTGGTCCTCACAAAGGTCACTACGGTCATACCTGGACTCTGGGTCCATTTCCAATTACAGGGCCACCGGCTCCGACAAAATATCTGCGTGTGATAATACGGAACGCCTCCAGTAATACGCTAGTCGC